CTCCCGCAGGAGCGCGTCGACGGCGAGGTTGATCGGCACCGGCGGCTCGGCTTTGCCGACGGTGACCCGGGGGCCGTGGTGGGGGGTTTTGTTGCCGAGTTCGTCGTGGAGGCGCGCCCATAGGTCGGGGAGCTGGTGGAGGGCGCGCTGCAGGTTGATAGCGCAGGTGTCGCAGATGCCGCGGGGTGTCCAGGCGCCGCGGCGGACGGGCCGGCCGTTTTCGGTTTCGATGCGGGCGTTGGCGCAGCGGTGGGCGCGGGCGCATTCGCGCTGCGGGTCGTCGAGTTCGGCGTCGGCTGGGGCGGAGTGCACCCAGTAGTAGCGGCCCATGTGGTCCCCCGTGAGCTGTAGGCTGGTCACGAGGGTTGGTTGGCTGTTTGGTTGCCTGGGGGCGGCGGCCGGGGGAGGGTCGCCGCCCCTGGTTTTGCGGCCGAGTTAGGTGTTTTCCGGACGTCCTAAACCNTATCGGTGAATTCGGGCCCCAGCGGTCGCACCATCGAGGTCGTGTGCGGTACGGCTTGCCCTTCAGTGCTGCCACTGCCGAAGGGTGAGCGTGATCAGGATCGCCGAGCCGGCCACCATCAGCGCGGAGAGGACGGCCATGTAGACGGTGAACATGGTGGCGGGCTGGGTGACGGCCGCGGCGAAGATCATCATGGCGATGATCGCGATCAGGCTGGGTATGGCGACAAGGGCGGGGCTGTGCGCCCCGCGGCGGAGGGAGATCGCCGCGGTGGTTGCGGCGAGCACGGCGCAGCAGGTAGCTGCGGGTGAGTAGTAGCCGTGGGCGAGGGCCTGGTAGCTGATGATGATGAGGATGGCGCCGATGGTGGCGGGGAGGAGTCGTCTCATCGGTGGTCTCCTGTTGGGTTGGCGAGGGGGCGTGGGCGGCAGGTGCGCCAGTTGGTCATGTCCTTATTCCGCGGTGGGGCCGTACGCCTCGGCAATCAGCCGGATCGTTAGGCACGGCCAATGCAGGTTGCGGGCCTGCGGGGACTCCCAGGCGCGCGGGTCGTCGAGGTCGAGTTCGAGGTATGCCTCGACGTCGTCCCGTGTGGGGCCGAAGCAGGTTCGGCAGACGAGCAGTTCGCGTCCGCCGATGATGGCCGTGTTCGGGGCGTGTTCGTCGATGATGGCGAGTTCGGCGTTGCAGTGCCGGATGATCGTGGCCGGGTCGTTGGCGGCGGTGTGGGCGAGTACTGCCGCATAGTCGGGGTCGTCATCCTCGGCCCATAGCAGTGGGCGGTCGTCGCACAGGTTGACTTTGCCGGGCTCGTGCTGGTCGCAGCGGCCCGGCTGTGACAGGTCCGCTGCCCAGATTCCTGGTCTGTCTTGGTCGGTGTCGGCTACCCACGGTGTGTCGTGGGGTGCTGCGTCGGCGAGGGCTCGGCGGGCGAGGATCGCCTTGCGCAGCCTGTTCACCAGGTCATTCACTGGGTGCTCCGGTCTTGCGGGTTTCGCGGGTTGTGCACGGGTGTTCAGCGTCGTCTCCTCAGTAGTACCGTTCGGCGCACCACAGCCACATCGGCCGCGCCTCGGGCGTGATGCCGGTCACCGTGTTGTCGATGAGGGCGGTTTGGACCCGGTGGAGGTCCCACCCGGTCGTGAACTGGCCGCGGGCCTGCGGGAACTCCCAGGCGCGCGGGTCGTCGAGGTCGAGTTCGAGGTATGCCTCGACGTCAGGCATCGGCGGCCTCCTCGTGCTCGTCGGCGAGCTCGATGATCAGCATCGGCTCGCCGTCGTCGCCGGTCCCACGGCGCGCGGTGAATCGGACGAGTTCGGCTCGGCGGGTGTTGCGGGGCAGCAGGGGCGCGGCGAACTCGATCCGCCTGGCTGAGGTGCCGTCGAGGTGCCATCCGGCGATGAGCAGCACCTCGTACAGGCGGGAGTCTGGATCGTCCTCCACGTGGGTGTGGTGCTCGGACCGGATCGCCTCCCAGGCGGCCCGGCTTAGCCGGACGGGCACGAAGATCTGGGCGTCGCGCGCGATCTCGGTGGGAACCATGTGGCTGCTGGTCACGTTGCTACTCCTGGGTGAGCCGGCTCATGGCGCGGTCGGTGAGCATGCCCCGCTGGGCGAGGCAGTCCAGTGCGGCGCGGGCGACGTGTTTGGCGTGTGCCCCGTCGATGCTGCCGCCGATGGGGACGAACGGCAGGATGGCGTCGGCGACGATGCGTGTTGCCTGCGCTTTGCCGTTTTGGGTGCGGTTTTTCAGGTAGGCGGCATCGGCGAGAGCGTTGACGATCGCTGCGGCGGCGTTTTCCCACTGGGCTGAGGCGACGCCGAGAGCGGCGTGGAAGCCGTCTATGGCTTGGGCGAGCGGTGGTTTCTTGGGTTTGGGTCTGGTGCTCATGGTTTCTCCCCTGGGTGGGGTGGGTTGCGTGCTCTCCCCGCGGCTCGACCCGCTTCCCCGACGTTGTGCGCTCGGGGTGGGGAGAGCGGCACCCGGGGTGGGTGCCGGTGGCTGCTATTCGCTGTCCTCGGCGGCTAAGCCGCCTTTCTCGCCTCCGTGGTGTGTTGGGTGGGGCGGTGGGGCGGCCCGGGGTTGGCGGGCCGCCCCTGTGAGGTTCAGTTAAGCCGGATGGTGACGGGGATGCGGGCGAACCGCCCGGTGACCTCGTCCTCGGTGTTGTTCCAGGTGGCGTCGAGGAGGGCGCCGGCCCACTGGCGGAGGTTGCTGGGGTCGCTGATGGCGAGGGTGCCGACGAGGGTCTCGCCGTCGGTCCGCCAGGCGACGGCGGGGAGGGCGGTGGCGGAGAGGAGGGCCGCGGCGGCGATGGTGGTGAGCATCTGTGTACCTCTCTCTTCTTGGTCCGGCTTCGCGTTTCTGTATGACACTCTAACTGCACGAACCCTTGCGGCGCAATGGGTTTCCGCTTATTCTCGTCATACAGAAACTCTGCCGGGCAAGGGAGGTCCCATATGATCAGCTGTACGACATAAACGAGGAGTCGCCCATGCCACGACCGCCAACCGGCCAGACTCCCCTCCGATCCATCCGGGTCGGAGACGAGATCTGGGAACAGATCCAACGCGCCGCCGAAGAAGACGGCACCACCACCGCCCACATCGTCAGGCAAGCGCTGCTGGAGTACGCCGCCAAGCGCGCCCGGCTCCGGCGCAGGCAGCGGGAACAGCGGCAGGACAGCTCAGGAGGGACCAATGCAGACCGCCCAGACCATTGAGACCATCTCCAGCCAGTGGCGGGACGCCCTCGCCCGGCTGGAGACGGCCCGCAAGATCCTCGGACACGCGGCCGCCGTCCCCGTGCAGAAGATCATGCAGATCCCGGATGCGGTAAGCACCCCCGACTTCAAGTCGGAGGTGTGGGCGGACCACCACCTCTTCCTGGCTAGCTATGCGCGACTCCTCCTTAGCGCGTTCGAGGAGGCCGACAACCCGGACTACCCCACCCCCGTGATCCCCCACGTGGGCGCCATACAGTACAAGAACAATCCGGACGTTCCGGACAATTTCCAGCGTTTGAAGATCGCCGCCGGCTACCACCACGGAGGGGAAATCCCCGCCTGGTTCCCGGACCCCCAGATCAGCCACGAGACCTGCACCGGAAACACCGCATTCGGGATCGCTCTGGAACCGCAGGGCGCCGAGCGCTGGATGAAGAGGAGGCGACCGACCGACCCGACCGACCCCAAGCGGGCCGCGCTGGCCGTCCTGTTCGGCTACCTCCACTGGGGTGGGGATCCTGAGCTGCAGGATCACCGCTACCGGGACGGCAGGCGGCCCGGTCTCCACCGGCTCCCGGATCCGCGCGTCGCAGCGCGGGAGGCCCTCGAGAAGGCCGGCGTCCCCGCCGACCTCGTCGAGCGGTGGTGCGACTCCTACCGCCCGTGGTGGGCGGCCTGGGAGGCCGAGATCGTCGGCCTCTACAGGCCAGGCGAGTGGGAGCCTTGGAAGAACGAGGTTCCCGGGTTCACCTACGAGAAGCTGAAGTGGATCATCCGAGTCCGGATGGAGAACCTGCAGCCGTGGGAACTGCCGCGGGGCTGGAGCCCCGAGGCGTGTCGGCGCGCGGTCGAGGAGGTCGCCCAAGAGGTGTTCGGCCGCACCCCGTCCCCCTGGAACTGGCGGTTCCCCTGATCGGCTCNTGACCCCCGGACCGGGGCGGCCCGCCGGCGAACCGGGACGGGCCGCCCCGCTTGCGCTGTGTGCTGGCGCGGAAATGCCCGGCCCCGGGCTGCATCGGGGCCGGGCGAGGGCGATGAGAGCCGCCATTCCGACGACGGAGACCTGGGCGTTTCTCAAGAGCTGACCAGGACCCAAGCCCAGTGGAAGCCGCCGGCGCCCAGCCCCTGGAGCTCGCCGGGCGCCGGCGGTTTCCCCTCCGTGCCGTCCAGAGTAACCCCGCACCGCACCCCGGCGGGCGGTTTTCCCCCCCACAGACGGAAAAGAGCCCGGCCCGAGACGGCGGGCCGGGCGTGCGCGCAAAGCCGGACCGAAGCTGCGCGTGGGCCAGATTCTAGCCGCGATATGCAAAGCCCCAGCCCGGAGGCTGGGGCCGGCCGGCGCCTAGCCAGGCGGCAGGTCCCGGGGCGGCGCCGGCACACACGGTATCACGGGGTCTCCTCGGGTCGGGCGGGGGCGGGCTTGAGGGTGCCGTTGAGCAGCCGATACAGGTACGACGAGGCGAAACCGAGCTCGGCGGCGATCGCCTGCACGCTCTCCCCGGCGGCCCGGCGGCGCCGGATCTGCTCGAGCTGGTCGGCGGTGATGCGGCGCCGCGGGCGGATGCCCTTGGCGCGGCGGTAGGCGGCGGNCTTCTCGGTCGCGGCGCGGGTGCAGGGCTCGCACCGGCAGCCGTGGTTGGTGTAGGTCGATGCGCTGCCGTGGACGAGCTGGTGCGTGGGGCGGCCTTTGCGCTGTTTGACCAGGCGGGTTACCGGCTTGCGTTTGCCCGGCGGCCGCGGCGCACCGGCCTCAGCCTCGGTCTCGGTGCTGGTGTTGGCGCGGGCGCGGGTGCCGACACGCCGGTCGGTGCCCCACGCCCCCGGCGGGGTCTCGCCCTCGTGCCAGAGCGCGAGGAATCGGCGGCGGGCCCGGCGGAGATTCACCCTGAACGTGCCCGGGTTGGCGTCGAGCGCGTCGGCGGCCGCGGCGTAGTCACCGGTGGTCGCCAGGGCGAGCAGTACCTGCCGCTCGCAGTCGGTCAGGCGCGGCCAGATCTGCCACAACGCGGTCCGGTTCACCACCACGTCCTCGAGCGGGTCGCCGGCGGGCGGGTTCCAGTAGGCGGCGTACCCGCGCATGGTCTGGCCGGGGTCGCGGTGGTGGTGGCCGTGATGCCGCATCTCCTGGCGGGTGTGCCGGCCGAGCTCGCGCTGGGCGGCGTAGATGAGGTCCGATGGTGTGGGCGGCTCGCTGGCGGCGTACAGCGCCTCGGCGATCGCCGACCAGGCGACCTCGTAGCGGGTGCGGTGGTCGAGCGGGTTGCCGACGGTTCGGGACAGGGCCATGCGGGCCAGGCGGTCTATGTCGGCGAGGTTGTAGCCGTAGCGGAGGGTGTGGATGTCGTCTGGGGCGGGCTGCCAGGCCGGCGGCTCGCCGGTGTCGGGCGGCAGGTCGGCGGTGTGGTAGGTGAGCTGCATCAGCCCACCTCCGCCAGGGTGCGGGTCTTCCAGCGGGCGGCGAACTTGGGGAACCGCTTGGGGAGGTCTTCGGCGAGCGCGTCGGCGACAACCAGGTTGTCGTCCATGAACCCGATCGGGGCGCGGCCGCCGGTTTCGAGCCAGCAGGCGGCGCGGGCCACCTCGACGGCGACGGGGTCGAGGTCGATCCCGTAGACGCAGTTGTGCATGACCAGCGGCATCACCGTGGTGATGACGCCGGTGGGCGGGTTTGGGCCGACCAGCCATGCGGCGTACCAGGCGGCCAGGTGCCGGGCCACATACACGGGGAAAATCCCGCACCCGCAGGCGGGGTCGACGATCGTGATCTGGGAGAGCGGGTCGGGGTGGTCGTCGAGCCGGTCGAGGTGGGCCGCGTCGAGGGTTGCGCTGACCATGTATTCGACCACTTCGGGCGGGGTGTAGACGACGCCGTGGGCGCCGCGGCGGTCGGCGGGGATGAGCTGCTGCCGGATTTCTCCGAGCTGGACCACGTCCCAGGTGGCGGGGCTGGTGGTGGTGAGCTTGCGCTGCAGCCAGCTGGGGATGTCGGTGGTGTGGCCGGGCCAGGGTGGGGTGAGGCCGCGGGCGGTGGCGACGTGGTTGACGACGGCGCGCATCACTGCGCGCTCATAAGCGATCACTCGATCGGTCATAAGAGTCCTCGCAGTTGGGTTGGTTGGTGTTTGGGCGAAGGAGGGGTGCGGGTGGGGATGCGCGGGGAGCGCTCAGAGCGCGCCTGAGGCGCGATCCGTGCGGGGTGCGACGGATGAGACTCGGGACTGGGGTTCGGCCCGTCTACGGCGACGCTAGGGGCGTTTATGAGGCCTTCGCGGCCAGACGCGCCGCCCACGCCTGCGCGGCCGCGGGCCACTCCTCCCACCCCGGCGGCACCCACCCGGCCCGCAGCCGCGCCTCATACCGCCACGCCGTGCGCCGGCTGATCCCCAGCCGCGCGCACGCCGCATCCCGGGTCTCCCCCTGCGCACACAGCCACGCGTAGTCCCCGACCCGCTGGGCGATCACCGGCACATGGGCGGCGGCCAGCTCGCGTCGCCGGTGCCGGTGGTAGCAGGCCCGGCACCGGCGGCGCGCCTCATGCTCCCGCACCCGCCCGCAATCGGCGCAGACGATCACGGCTCACCCTCCCCCTGCTCGGCGGCGAGCGCGCGGCGGGTGCGCTCCGCCCGCGACCGGGCGATCACATCCGGCGCCACCTCCAGCGGCGGCCGCCACCCCGGCCCGGCGATCAGCTCGGCCACGATCTCGCCGGCCACGTCCCGCACCCGCGCCTCTGGCACGTAGGGGGCGAGCATTCTGGCCAGGCCGTTACGCAGGTCGCGCCACTGCGCGGCGAACTCCGGATCGGTCACCACGCACGCTCCACGGCCACGGTGCCGCCGGCCCGCCGCCGATCGGCACCCTCCAGCACGACGCGGACCGCCATCTCGCACAGCCGGGAGGCCACCCGGTCGCCCAGCACCTGGCCGAGCTCCCGCGCCGGAACGTTCGACGTGAAGATGGTCGGCAGCATGTGCTCGTAGCGGTGGTTAACCAGCCGGTAGTTGATCTCCTCGGTCCACTCGCTCGGCTTGGCCGCGCCGAGGTCGTCCACGACGAGGATGGGCGCGTCCGCGACTCTGGCGAACTCCGCCTCCGAGTCCACCCCGTGCCGCGGACGCAGCCGCGCATACAGGTCCGCCGCCGGCACCGCCACCCACCGGCCACGCACCCCGCAGGAGGCCAGCATCCGCAGCGCACCGTAGGCCTGGTGGGTTTTCCCGACCCCGGTGGGGCCGAGCACCAGCAGCGACGGCCCGGTGCGTGCCACATGGCCGCTGGGCAGCGCCAGGTCCCGCAGCTGGTGCACCCAGTCGACGATGGCGGGTGCGGTGGCGGTGGCCCCGGCGTAGCGGGGCGGGATCCGCCGGTCGGTCTCGGCGAGCAGGTCCGGAGCCGGCCAGTCGCCCTCGCCGGTGGTGGGCGTGGTCTCCGGCGGCAGGTTGCCCAGGTCGATCCCGCGGCGGCGGAAGATCTCCGCCACGGAGGCCATGCTCGCGCGCAGAGGCTGCGGCTCGGTCATGATCACAGCTCCTCGTAGTAGGCGGACATGTCGGTGGGATTCCGGTNCGGCTGGNGCCGCCCGGCGGCAGAGGCGGGGGTGGGGGTGGCGTTCATGGCGGCGTTGACGAATGACGGGATCGCGGTTGGGCCGTAGCCCTTGGCCATCCACTGGGCCATGCCGCGGCGGATGTGGCCGGGGTCGATGCCTTCGTCGAGCAGGCCCTTGACGATCTTGGCGACGTGGCCGATGACGCGCTTGGGCGGGGTCTGCTGGCAGTGGTCGATCCACTCGCGGACGATCGTGCCGGCGTTTGGTTCGTCGTCGGTGCCGCGCACAGACTGCGAAGCAGTCTGTGCAGTAGAAGTTCCTTCGTAAGAAGGAACTTCTCTTATATCGGGTACGGGTATAAGCAAGTTGCTTGCTTTGCTACGGTTTGCTTGCTTTTGCTTGCGTGTGCTTGACTTTGTCCGGTTTGTGCCGGTTTGGGGGTCGGACGTTTCCGCAGGTCGGAGGCCATGATCATCTTCGGGCGCGCTTGACGGCGTCTCCGAAGCCCCTTCTGCGGCCGTTTCCGGAATCGGACATTCCGAAGCAAAATCAAGCAAGGTCCGGTTTGCTTGGGTTTGCTTCGTTTTGCTTGAGTCTGTCCGGCTTGTACCGGTTCGAGTCGGACATTCGGAAGCAAAATCTCCGTTGCTTGAATTTGCTACGGTTTGCTTGCCTTTGCTTGAGTTTGTCCGATTCCGGCGAAGCTCGGCCGACCGCAGACCACCCTTCCGCCCAGCCGCCCGACGCTTCGCCGACAGCTCCTCCGACACGTGCGACAAACCGCCCGAAACACCGCGCGAACCCGCCGCCCGGTACTCCCGCGCGTTGTGGAACACCCACCCCTCATCGAACGGCAGACCGGCGTACTCCAGCGCGCACTCGGCGCACTCCCCCAGCCGGCCAACCTCATGCCACAGGCCGTGCTTGACGAGCAGCGCCGCATACCGCTGCGCCTTCTCCCGGTCGTACACCAGCGCGGCAGGCTGATGCGGCGGCACATACCCCTGGTGCTGCCGCTGGGCGTTGGTCCAGGTGTTGGCCAGCACGTGCAGCCCAATCGCGCCGACGTCCTCAAGAGCCACCGCAGTGACCTTGGGGTGGCCATAGAACTGGTCGTCATAGCGGACCCACGCCATCAGCGGGCCCCCTTACGCGCGTTGCACGAGGTGCACAGCACCTGCAGGTTCGCCGGCTCGTCGGTTCCGCCCTTGCTCCGGGGGTGGATGTGGTCGATCTCCAACCCGCGGTACACCACGCGCCCGTTTCTGGCGGGCACCGGGTCGCCGGGCTGCCACCCGCAGGCACGGCACCGGTTGCCGTCCCGCATCAGGATCTCCGCGCGCAGCCCGCGGGGCATGCGCGGCGTACAGGAGGCCACCGCGTCGGCCAGGTCGATCGTGGCCAGCGCCTGCAGGCGCGCCGACGAGCAACGGCCGATCGCATCCAGCGCGCTGATTACGCGGCGCGGCTGGGTGCCGATACGGGCGTAGGCGAAGAACTTGGGCAGGTAGAGCTCTTCGGTGTCTTCGTCTATGGCGGCCCACCCGGCGGCGGTGAGCTCGTCGAGCGCGGCGCGGACGGTCTCGCGTGTGGTGTCGGCGGCGTACTGCGACCACCTGCGGGGCAGGAGAGGCAGCATGCCCGCCGCGTCGAGCTCGCGGTGGGTGAGCAGCAACAGATAGAGCCGCTGCGCGTGAGCGGTCAGGGATATGAACGACGCGTCTGCCCAGATCGCGGTGTGGAAACACGCTTCCTTGCGCGCCAATTTCTTTGCTCCATGTCAGGTCTGGATGTTCGGGGGGATGTTGGGCCGCGGACGTCTTCGGCGGCCGGCATGAGCAGCACCAGCTCGCAGACCAGCAGGCATCACGGCATCACCGAAGCGCTGGTAGTCATGGGTGATGAGGTCCACGGACTCGTCGGGGAGCGGGAGAGCGCGGGCATCCCCACGCAAAACGACCGCGGTCACGCGGACACCTCCACGTCGTCGTGCAACGGCTCGGACGGCACGGCGGCCTTCCGGCGCGCCTTGTACCGGCGGCGGTACTCGCTGGCGGCGGCCCTGATGAGCGGCGACCGCTCGCCCTTCTGAACCGCGCTTGCGCAGCGGCGTAGCTCGTCTTCGTCCATGAGCGCGACACGGCGGGCGAGCTCGGCGGGGAGCTGGTCGTCGGGGATGTCGATGAGGTCGTCGTCCCACGCGGCGGGCGGGAGCCAGCCGCACTTGGTGGCGTGGTTCCGCGCACGAGCGGCGGCGATCTTGTCGCGGTGGGTGTCCTCGGGCGGGGCCTGGTCCCACAGCTCCTCGTACAGGTCGCGGACGGCGCGGGCGGTGGCGGCGATCGTGCGGTCGCGGCGCAGCAGCGCCGACAGGTTCGCGGGGGTCCAGCCGAGCCGGGCGGCGATCTTCGACTGCGACCAGCCGATCGCGACGAGGGCCTGGATGCGTCGCCGGGTGCCGGACGCGTCGATCACGGTCCCGCCCGGCAGCACGTCCAGCGTCGGCTCGATGGCGAGGATCGCGGCGGCGATCTCGGGGCGGACGCGCTGCTGGGGCGGGGTGCCGCGCTCGGGCCGGCCGTTGGTGATGGCTTGGAGGCGTTTGCGGTCGACTCCTGCGGCGGCCGCGATGGCGCGCAGGCCCATGCCGCAGGTGCGGAGGGTGTTGATGTGGTCGCGTACGGGCTGGGCGGGGACGAAGGGCTGCCAGCGTCCGTAGGCGATGGCGCGTTCGCGGCGGATGTTGTACTCGGAGACGGCGGCGGCGCAGGTGTAGCAGCGGCAGCCGTCGAGTTTGTAGCGGGCGTAGCCGTGGGGGCGCTCAGCCGAAGAATTGATCTTGTTCTGGTTAGGCGCGGGCAGAAACACCTGTCACGCCTCCCTTCTCGTGCAACAACAAGGCCATCCTAGCGCCAAAAGTTGGCCAAACTTCAAGCCGGAAAGTTGGCCCAAAACCTAGTTGGGATAGTTGGCCACGTCACGATGTGAGAGAATCAGCCACATGACCCCAGCCGAGCAGGAGCTTCGCGCCGCTGTCCGGGCGCTGAAACGCGCCCCTGCCGGCAGGCGCAGAGCCGCCCGCGCACGAGTACGCGAGGCCATCGCCGCAGCCGTCAGGGAAGACATGCCGCGCGTGCAGATCGCTGCGATCACCGGCTACTCCCGCGAGCACATCCGGCAGATCGCCCGTGCAGCAGGCATCGAGGCGCCACCTGAGCAGCGCGCCAAAGGCGCGAAACCGCGGCAAGTGGCGCCCACCGCTGAAACCCCAAGCGGCTCCGGCGGGTCCTGACCTGATCATCCGCCGTCCTCCTCCTGCTGCTCGCCGTCGCAGCCGTCCTCGTCGACGCCGAGCGGCAGTTCGGCCTGCCCAGGAACAGGCCTAGGTGCGGGTGCACGCCGGGCACGCGTGGCGGCCCGGCGCGGCTGTGAGGTGATGCCGAGGATCTGCCGGCATCGGGGCCCGACCTGGTGGGCGACAGAGGTGGTGTCCGTGATGGCGCGGTGGCAGCGGCGGCACCGCTGCGGGCCCCCGTCCGCAGGCTGCTCGCCGGCGTGCGCACCGGCCCCGTGCGGCGGGGCCGGCTCGACCGGGAACAGGGGGTCCATGGTCAGGCGGCCCCCCGGGTGGTGGGCGGGTCGTCTGCGGATAGGTCGGCGAGGCGGCGCACGATGCGGATGCACGCCTCGACAGCGCGATTGAACACCGCAACGCGCTCGTCGCCGCCGTCATTCGGCTGCCGGAGCTCCTCGAGGGCGGCGGCCGCGTCCTGGGCGAAACGGCGGCGGACGTGGTCGCGGTGCCGGCTGAACTCCCGGGCGACGAGCTCGGCGACCGCCACGGCCTGGTCGGGGAGTTGCAGGGGTTGTGTTGTCACGGGTGGTTCCTCGGGTGTGCTCGGGTTGAACAGGGTCAAGGGAGCGGCATTAGACCAGCGCCTCCTTGCTGTCTGTTTGTGAGAGCAGGCGCACGAGGGCCTGGATCTGATCGGGGGTCATGTGCTTGCGGAGGGCTTTGGCGACGGCTTCTGGGGTGGAGACGACGATGCGGGGTTTGCGCCAGCCCATTTGCCGGGCGGCGGCGTTGGGGGTGAGCTCGCCGCGGATCACCTTCTCGGCGAGCTCGGGCGCGTCCCGCTTGAGCCGGGCAACGACGTGATCTACACGATCGGGCCTAATGTTTGTGACACAAGCTTTTTCTTCAGTTGAAGTCGGGCGGCCCACCGGCTGCGCCACGGGGATTTCCTCGAGGAGGAGCCGCTTCACCTGCTCGCGCATGGCGGCCATGCGGTAGGCGATCTTCGGCACCGACTCGTGCGGATGCCGCAGCTGAAGCACCTTCGGGTGGTCGTCGAAACCGTCGTCGATGCGTGCCCAGCCCATCAGAACTACTCCCCAGTCCCGGCCGGGTACTCGTCGAGCCACCGCATGCCGGGGTTGCTGCGCAGATTCGGCTTGAGGTGGACCTTGCAACCGGCTTCCTTGGCCTGGGCGACGATGCGTGCGACCCACTCGAACGGTGGGGCGAACGCGGGAACCACGCCGTCGGGTTGCCTGGTTTCGGTCTGTGCGCCGATGACGACCCAGTCGAACATCGACAGGTCGGTGAACTCCAGCGGTTCCCGAAGCGGCTCCAGGGACAGCCATTTGACGGCGACGCCGTCGATCTGCCGGAAGGCGTTCTCGGCGATCCGCACGCGCTTTTGCTCGTCCACGGTGGTGCCTACCCATGCGCCGGGTGGCATCTGGAGCCCGATGTAGCGGGTGGGGAACTTCGTCAGGGTGATGTACTGCCATTGGGGGTTGGCGCACATGGCGGCGTGGACTTGCTGGATCCACTCGTCGGGTACCCAGCGGCCGTAGAGGTCGGCCATGGAGCAGACGAACACGCGGCGGTAGGCGCAGATAAGGCAGTCGCCCTTGTCGCACCCGTGGTGGGTGTCGTCGCGGTATGCGGCCGGGATGACGGTGTTCGCGGGGGCGTCGAGGCGTTCTGGGTGGAACAGCGGGGTGAACCCGGCCGGGTAGGCGGTTTTGTAACGCTCGTCCGTTGCGATGGCCCGGGCGTAGCAGTATTCGCAGCCGTGGAGGCAGCCGGTGACGGGGTTCCATGACCAGGCGGCCCATGAGATGCCGCTGCCCTTGGATTCGTTGAACGTGACCTTCCCGGCCGGTTTCGGGTAGAGGACCTCGCGGCCGTCATGCGTGCGGAGGGTGAGCATGACGGGGCTGGGCTTGGTTGGGATGGGTTCCGGTTTGGGCAGGGCGGCCACACGCTGGCGGCGCTGCTTGTCTGCGGCGTCGAGAGCGATTTCGCCGCGGCGGACCTTGTCGGCGAGGTCGGGGGTGTCTCGCAGGATGGCTTTGGCTTGCTGGATGGCGCGGCCGGAGACGCCAACCAGCTTCGCGGCACGCTCGCGAGATTCCCGCTCACGCCGCGACGAAGCCTCAGGCAACCTGCGCGGTGCCGACTCCCGCAGATCTGCGGGAGTCGCAACCTGAACCGGCGGTGAAGCGGACAAAAGGGACAGTGACTCCGGCAGATCTGCCGGAGTCGCTGTCCTTTTTGCCCGTTTTGCCGCTGCTTCCGGTCCGCCAGATGCAGCCTTCCGTTCCGCTTCCGCCGTCTTTACGGCCGCCGCGAACGCCTTCTCGTACTCCAGCGCGATCAATGCCCGCTGCCCGGCGTTCAGGTGCCTACGCTCGACGTTCGCCGAGACGATGTAGTCGAGGATCATCGCCTCGGTGTAACGCTCGGGCAACGTCTCAAACACCGGGTCAACACCGGCGGCCATGCACGCCCGGTACCGGTTTCGGCCGTCGATCAGTACCGTCCGGTCATGGTTCAGCACGATGGGCTGACGCAGACCGTGCGTTTTGATGTCGTTGACCAGTTCCTCGAACTCTTCGCCCTCGATCAGCGGGAAAGCATCGGCGAAGGGGTGAACCTCGTAAGGGCCAAGCTTCGTCATCAGTACTTCTTTCCGTGCAGTTCGCAGTGGCACGGGTGGCACACGGCGATCATGTTTTCCGGGACGTCGAACTCGCCCCACGGCGGATACCGAAGGTGATGCGGCTCGGTCGGCGGCCACTCACCGCAGCGCTCACACCGGCCGGCCGCGCGCTCGAACACCTTGGCGCGGACCTCCAGAAACCTGGGGTGCTTCAGGTACTCGCGGTAGCTGCGGTACGGAGGGTTCACGACGCCTCCAGGAACGGAAGCTGCAGATTCCTCCACTCGCGAAGCTCCTTCTTGGTGAGGAACAGGGTTCGCTTGGTCTCCTCGAAGCGGGCGGGGTCGCGGCGGAACCACGACATTGCGACAGTGCGGCCGATCTTCCGGAACGCCGTGCTGATCACAGCCTCGGTGGACTTGCGCCACTTCTCCGCGGTGCACAGCAGATACGCCCACTGGGCTTCGTCCCGCTCGATCGCGGCGAGCAGGAGATCCCGGTAGCTGGGCAACGCTGCCTGCTGGGCGCCGACCAGGTCGAACCAGGCCAGGCGCTCTTCAAGCTTCATCCGCTTGATCCCGGACGGGTTGCAGCCCATCGTGGACAGGCTGCGAAACCAGGGAGTACGAGATGCGATCTCCTGCGCGAAGGTGTCCCGCATCGCCCATTCGGTGATGGCGTTCGGGTCGTTGAGCACCAGCACGGCGTCGGTGCACCGCACGAAGTCGACGACGGCGTTGTGCCCGCTTGAGTTGAACGCCTGGATGACTACCCGATCGCCTGTGCGCCAGCGGCTTTCGCTTTCCTGGACATAGCCCAGCCGCGGCAAGTTCGCGCCCAGGTTGGCCACGAGCCGGTCGTAGGTGGCTGTCTGGATCTCATACAGCGTGATCTCGACCGGCTTCCGCGAGTGAATGGCGTGGTGGGCGAGGATTCCCGGCGAGCACGTCTTGTGCCACTCCTCGTCGTCTATCTTGACCGCGTCGCCGGCACTGAGGTCGAACCACACGAGCCGCTCGATGCCGTTCATGCGCCCAGCAGCGCCGACTTCTTGGCCGACGAAACTGCTCATGAGCTCGTGTTTTGCCCAGGTGCGCCAGCTTTTGCCGACGTCCAGGTACTTGGTCATCGTGCTCCTTGATGGGGTCTCTGACTGATGATCACGCAGGCGCCGTAGATGTAGAGGGCGGCGAGCGGGTGCTGCGGGCTCATGATGCGAGCTCCTGGGCCTGCTGGTTGCGCTGGCGGGTGCGGCGGCGGCGGATCTTGATGCGGTCGTCCTCGCTGGTGCCGCCCCAAANCCCCNNCTCGTATCCGGCGACGGCGTGCTCCAGGCACTGGCGGCGCACGGGGCAGATACGGCAGTAGCGGCGCGCGCGCTCCTCGCGGGCGTCGCGGGCGGGTGGGCGCTCACCCTCGGCGCCGAAGAAGAGAGACAGGTCCTCGCCCTGGCATGCGGCCCAGTCGGTCCACGACCAGTCGGTGGCCGTCCGCCGCCGGCGCCGCTGCGGCGGGTTTGGCACCGGGTGGGGCGCGGGCTGCTGGGTGTCCCGCTCCTCGGCGCCGTCGCCGGTGCCGGTGCCGGGGTCGAGCATGCCGAGCATGTCGAGTAGCCGGCGGAGGTCCTCGCGGTCCTGGTCGTGGCG